ACACAAGGGCCGGTAACGGTATCGATTGGATATAAATTATTATGATTAGCAAGTAGTAGTTGGTCTAAGGCTACTTAAAAATAGACCAAACGCTTTAACTGGCGTAAATCAGTTAGCCCTTGCTGCTTAATTAAGTAGCAACAGTTTTAGGAAGCGATGAAGGTAGCGTCCAAAAAACTGTCGTAAAATCCTTCGGCTGCTAGAATAGCCAACGGGTTCTAGCCTGAGACTAGTTGGTACGGAAAGATGAATGTTGTTTGTTCTTTAGTCTTTCTGAAAATTTATGAACAAAATAAACTTGTAGAGATTATAGTAATAGTATCACAAGACATGGGTTCGACTCCCATCCGGTCCAGTAAAATTATGAGTAGAAAAATTTGTACATATTGTGGCAAAAGAAAGAATCCAAAATCTTTCCCGAAACATTGTCACTTTAAAGATAATCTAGACAAGAGATGCCGATCTTGTATCAAAAAACACGCTAAAATTAGACATAAATTACATAAATTAGCACCACCGAAACCATTACGTTGTGAATGTTGTGGTAAAATTCCATCGGAATGGAGATTAGATCATGATCATGATGATCATAGTTTCAGAGGTTGGACATGCGATAGGTGTAATACTGGAATAGGAAAGTTAGGAGATAACTTAGAAGGTATTATTAAGGCCGCTAACTATCTAATAATGTCTAAAAATAGAAAACAAAATGAGATTAATAAACAGATGGAATGAACATCTAACAGAAAATAATATGACATATTATCAACATATGTTTTTTGCTTTATTTTATGGATATCTATGTATTATGGCTGGTATTTGTCTTTTGATACATTCAATATTGCCGTGTTTTTTACAAACAACAGGAAGTGATTTAGTTAGTAAACTAAATGAAAGATTCAAGAAACGACGCTGATCTGTCGATACTTGACAATGACAATAGCGTATGGTATACTACGCTAAACACAGGAGACTATTTGGATGACTCACGATTTTAATTATGTTTGGGGAATGGTTCGTGATCTTAGGGCCACAAGCAGCACTATTGACAAACAAGGAATTATTGACGACTATTGTAATCATAATTCTGAGGCTGCAAATTTTGCTAAGAAGATTCTGCTTTATACATACCATCCTCTTTGGCAGTATAATGTCACAAGTGATAATCTAAAAAAGAAAAATTCTCTGAGAGGTAAGAGTTATAAGAATTTCTTTGATCTTTTGGATGACCTAAAGACTCGCAAGATCACGGGCCACGATGCTATCGGAGCAGTCCATACATTTATTGATAGTCAGTCAAATAAAGCCAATATCGAAGAACTCATTTATTGTATTATTGATAAGGATTTGAAAACCCGTGCTGGTGATAAGATTATTAATAAGGCTATTCGTGATCATATTCCAGAGTTTAGTGTTGCTCTGGCAGATAAATATGATCCGAATATTGTAGATTGGAAGGATGGATGGTATGTTAGCAGAAAGATTGATGGTGCTAGATGTATTGCTATTGTTGATAGTAATGGCGACACTACTTTCTATTCCCGTACAGGAAAAGAATTTGATACTCTTGGTGTTGTTGCTGGTGGTATTAAGAGTCTTGGTGTTACTAATGTAGTATTTGATGGTGAACTTTGTCTTGTAGATGATGATGGTAATGAAGATTTTCAAGGAGTGATGAAGCAACTTAAAAAGAAGGATCATACCATCCCCAATCCATCTTTTAAGATTTTTGATATGCTTACGCACGATGAATTCTACAGCAAGAGGGGAGAACAGAATCGCCCGTATTCTATTCGATACAATAATCTACGAGAAGTAATGAGAGACAATACTTGTGCTTGTCTTAGTGTGCTTGGTCAAGAACTTATTAAAGACGATGATCATTTCCAAGAGTGGGTTAAAAAGAGTAAAGATTACGGGTATGAGGGACTTATGCTACGAATAGATGAACCTTATAAGGGTAAAAGAAGCAAAGATTTGCTAAAGGTTAAGAAATTTTTTGATAACGAATATAAGGTAATTGATACCGAAATGGGCGACTTTAGATATGTTAAAGATAGTGCTGAGTGGGAAGAAACAATGTTGAGTTGTGTTATGATTCAGCATAAAAATAATATTGTACGAGTTGGTAGCGGTTTCACTATTGAGCAGCGACAAGAGTTTTATCAAGACCCCAGTAAGATTCTTGGAAAGATTATTACGGTTCAGTATTTTGAGGAAACTAAAAACCAAGACGGTGGGATCAGTCTGCGATTCCCTACTTTTAAGTTTTTGCACGGGTCTGCTAGAACGGTTTAAAGAAACACACTTGACAAGTCGATAACTGTAGTATACAATCAGTATATAGACATTACAGCATTTGGAGATAAGATGGAAAACGCAACAGAAAAAAAGATTGAGTATACCACTAGCAAAGTTGATGAATTTTTTGCCAATTTTCCAAAAGATAAGATTGTGTCATATAAGGATTATTGGGAAAGTGTTAAACCTCAAAATAACGATGAAATCTTTAGACGATATCTTTTTGCATACTGCTCTGTGCATACCACTTGGCAAGGAAATGTGAAGGGCTACAATGCTATTAAGAACTTTAATGAATGGATATCAGACAAAGAAACCCTAAGAACCAAATTGCATAAGTCCGGTGTTGGACTTCATAATAATCGTACAGAATATATTTGGGACTTTCAGAATAAGTTTTGGAGCAATCCGAAAGATTTTTATTTTACAACCAAAAAGTATCACGTTAAGAAACGAGATAATATTGTTGACAAAATCAAGGGTATCTCTCAGGCTAAAGTTTCTTTCGCCCTAGAAACTATTCATCCCAATGAGTGTAGGGTTCTTTGTGGAGATGTTCATATTTTACGCTTGTATGGTATGGAACATTTAAAGTACAAGAGTGGTGCTGGGCTTAAAATGTACAAACAAATGGAGCGCCACTGGAGTATTAATTGTGGTAAACTAAAAGTTCCATCCTATATTGCTCGTTGTTTATACTGGGATAGTGTCCAACAAAAAGATGATAGTAGATACTGGTCTTATGTTTTTGAGGATAATAATGAGCCACTCTGTAACAATGTTTGAAAAAGAACATACTAAATTTATATTTTGCGACTGTAGAAATGAAATATTAGTTATTGATTTTGATCAAGAAACACAAACCGCAGAATTGGCTATGTACGAAAGCGTCATGTCATTTAGGCATAAAAATACTTTAAAGCAAAAAATTAGATATATATGGAGAATCTTAACAAATAAATATCCGTATAATGATCAAATTATAATCAATCATTCCCAGATAGGAGATTTAGTAAAGTTCCTATCTGATTTGATTCAAAAATAGTGTATTATAGTATATCTCCAAAGGAGCATACTATGAGAAATAAAATCAATAGTTTTATAGGCGATGAATTAGCAAATAAAGTTAAGGTTTTATCTGTAGCCCTAAACAAAGCACAAAAGATAGTATCTGTTCTAGAGGAAGAAAATCGAAATCTAAAAGATGTTCTTAATAATCTAACATCTCTAAATAAAGAAGATTGTGGTTATGAGTATGAGGCAGTAAGTGTCAAATAA